AACAAGGCATACTTGTTCAACAAGGTAATAGACTAAAATATGTTGACCCAACTACAGGTGAAGAAACCTTATTGTACCGAAAAGAATGGAAAGATGATAAATTAGATATGATAATGGCAAATTATCACATTAAACCTTTAACAACTACTACCATTCCAGAGGAGACAGAAGAGAATGTTGAATGAAACACAAATCGGTGATGTATGGCTAAACTTTGTCGAGTACATCGATAAGAAGCAATTGGAAACTGTGGCAGAACGATACATCGATATGCTAGCAGATTTTGGTGTTAGCGATCGAACATTACAAAATGCTACAGGCGTTGATGAGATCCTCGATCAAGCCATTGCCTATTACTTGAACGAAGACGAAGACGCTGAACCTGAAGACGAAGACTACAGAGAATTGGATTTCTAATGGGATGGTATACTGATATTAGTCGAGATATTTCTAATATTCCCGATGCTGTATTATATTTTGAAAGCGAGCTTACAGATGCTCGCAAAGAATGTAAACTAAGCGGGAATGTTGAACGTGCCAGCGCATCAATGCCTGGCATTGTTGAACATAGGTTTGGTCAATTACAAGAAATCGAGGCAATATTAGAATATCTTAACATAGAATTACGTAGACTCAAAAGCCAGCATTTTCGTAAATATTTAGAAAACTATCAACGTGCGTTAAGTAGTAAAGATTGTGATCGGTATGTTGAAGGGGAAGCAGACGTAGTTGACTTTGAAAAAATTATCAACGAGTTTGCTTTACTCCGCAACAAGTGGTTATCTGTTATCAAGGCACTCGATCAAAAACAATGGCAAATTACAAATATTGTAAAATTGCGTGTTGCAGGTATGGAAGATGCAAGTGTATAACTAATTCGCTCGATTCATCTAAAATAGGCCTTAAATATTATAGGGCCTATTTTTTTCTAAATGGTTGATTTTTTTACAATAGTGTTATACAATTGATATATGACAGTTGACAAACTTTTACTAAAAATTATAAATTTTTCTTCTCCTAATTTTGGCGACAAACTTAGCACTAAGGATAGTCGTGTGTTAACGAGCATGGCATCTACAATCAATAGTAATTTATTCATTACTGAAAATCAAAGCAAACTGTTGATTAAGATTTTACAAGAAAATTGCGAAAAAATACCAGAATTTTCTGAAGAAATTAAAACGGCATTGTTATCCCCTAGCTGGAGTAAACCGTTTAGACACATTGAGCAGGTGAAAAAATTCTATATAGGAAAGAATGAAGATCAAAATTCCATTTTAGTTATAGAACTTTCTTTTTCTTCAGAAATTCGTAAAATTTTATCAAATCTAAACAAACATTTAGAAAATCTAACACCGAGTACAAATCAAAAAATCTGGCAATGCGAACTAACGGAGAAAAATTTAGTACTACTATACGAAGCGTTAGAACCTTATAAATTTGATATAAGCGAAGATATCAAAAATCACTATGATACAATAAAATCATGGTCAGAAACTGAATTTAGAGATCAGTATTTGTTAACCACAATGTCGAGTACAAACTTTCATAAGGCAATTACAGCTGACCTTGGAGTTCAAACACCTATCGATCAATATATCATAAATGATCGAAGCATACGTTACCAGTATTTTACCGAAACTGCAAAAAATCACGGAGAAACGCTGGTAGAAGTAATTTCTAACAGATCTAAACCTAGGATTTGGATTGACAAAAATCAGCATACAGTTGCAGACATAATCGAAAGTTTAGTTCACTTGAAACGATTACCGTTACTGATTGTGTTTGACAATGTAGTCAACAGCAAATATCTAGAAACACTTAATATATTGTCAGATGCACTGGAAAAGAATGGAATTATTGAAGGCATCGGTGTTTACTTTAGATTGACCAATGATGATGTCGGCAAACAATTTAATACAATTATAGCTAATAAAAAATACAATCAACAACTGGATGACAACTTGAAAGTGGCGGCTGTAATGAGTGGAAAAATACCAAAATTTTTCTTAAAAAATGCATGGCAACCCATGAGCGTAATTGCATTGGATACAAAGATGGGATTGCGTCATGGTAAGACTTCAGTGTATACTAACTGTTGCGATTTAATTATAGAGTATGCAGAAGAAAAAAGTATGCTAGAAGGACGTAGGATTCTATGACAGTGAAATTAGTCATCAGAGACGAAGTTAACATCAAATTTGAAGGCCTGCAATTAGAAGCCCGTAAAAAACTGGCTAATACTTTCAAATATGAAAATCCCACAGCACGGTATCAGCCAGCATATAAATTAGGGCGTTGGGACGGCAAAGTAAGTATGTTTGGCTTAGGTGGCAACGGGTATCTTAGTCAACTAGAAAAGTGTCTTGAAATACTGTCTAACATGGATATAGACATCGACGAGTTGGAAGATCTACGCACTACAAGCCGAATTGAATTTACAGAAATTACAAATAGTTACTGGGCAGATCAAGATAAAGTATGGCCTGAAGGTCATAGATTTGCAGGACAGCCGATTATGCTGCGTGACGATCAAGTTGAAGTAGTCAATAGGTTTTTCACCAATACACAAGCACTACAAGAAGTAGCAACTGGTGCCGGTAAAACTATTATGACAGCAACACTAAGTCATTGTGCAGAAAAATATGGACGCACAATTGTTATTGTTCCCAACAAAGATCTTGTTACTCAAACAGAAGAAGACTATGTCAACGTCGGTTTAGATGTTGGAGTCTATTACGGGGATCGTAAAGATCTCAACAAGACTCATACTATTTGCACATGGCAAAGTCTAAATATTTTAGATAAAAAAAGTAAAAACTGGGACGCAGATATTGCAATAACATTGGCTGAATTTCTCGACGGAGTTAAAACGGTTATTGTTGATGAAGTACACATGGCCAAAGCCGAAGTATTAAAGAATCTGCTGACACAAAATTTATGTAATGCTCCTATTCGCTGGGGCCTAACTGGCACAGTTCCTAAAGATGAATATGAATCTGCTCCAATATTTGCCAGCATTGGACCTGTAGTAGGTGGCATCAAAGCACACGAGCTACAAGAAATGGGTATCTTAAGCAACCTGCATGTGAACATTGTACAGTTAATTGATTTACCAGAATTTAAAACATACGCAGAAGAATTAAAGTATCTTGTTACTAACAAAGACCGGATGACTTATTTTAGTCGACTTGTTAAAGGCTTATCCGATTCAGGCAACACACTAATCCTAGTTAACAGGATTGATACAGGCAAATTATTAACAGAGATGATAGAAGGCGCTGTTTTTATTTCAGGCGAAGTTAAAGGTAGTAAGCGCAAAGAAGAGTACAAAGAACATGCAACAACTGATAATAAGGTCACAGTAGCAACTTATGGTGTAGCTGCTGTGGGTATTAATATTCCTCGTATTTTTAATCTAGTTCTTCTTGAACCTGGAAAGAGCTTTGTTAGAGTTATACAAAGCATCGGGCGAGGTATCAGAAAAGCTGAAGACAAAGATTTTGTACAAATTTGGGACGTTACTTCAACCTGCAAATTCGCCAAGCGCCACCTCACTACGAGGAAGAAATTTTACAAGGATGCCAAATATCCGTTCACAATTGAAAAGATAGATTGGTCTAAATAAGGAATTATGCAAATATTAACGTTAGATAACAAATTGTTCTCATTGAACAACTTACCAGAAGAGGTAGATGAAAATACTAGATTTGCTGTACTAGACAATAGTAATCCAGCAGAACCCGATTTCTTTTTCATGCCACTAATTTTTCTAGAAAGTTTTAATGCTCCTGCCATTGTATTACAAATCGGCGACGAAGAAGTAACTATGCCTATAGATTGGAGCATAGCAGTAGGAGATAGTTCTAGCAGTTGCGAAATTGAAATTTTACCATTGACTAGTTTAAATGATAGAGGGTTTGAAGCACTTGTGTTTAATCCCTTAAGCAGTTTTAGAATTGAATTTAAACCTATCAAGATTGTTAATTTTTACAACGATGTTAAATGGTATTTTCCAAAGATGAAAAATGGACAACTACTAGCAACACCCACAAGTAGTAAAGATAAACCCGATTGTGCATATTTTGTAAAAGAAATTAGTAGACAAAACGAAATTATTTTATTGGATAGACTATTATGATTACATTAAAAGTTGCGTATTTTCAACCTATAATGATTGCTGTGGATCAAGTGACTCCTGTAGAGTTTAGCCGAATATACACTATGAGCGAATCGTTAGCAGACAACCCTGATTTCAAAATTTCTAACGATAAAAGTCAGCACGGTGGCTCCACTGTTCAAGTCTATCCTAATACTAAAGATTTGGACGTTCAATGGTTAACTATTTGGTTGGAAACTTTAGCTGGCGGCTATATGGAATTAATTACTCAGCAATCGGGCGAAACTGATTTAAAATATTGTAAACCAGTGGTAGATAGTATTCGTATTACTAGGCAAACCGCAGGAGATTTTCAAGAGCTACATACACATCCATACGGACATATTAGTGGACAGTTGTTTATAAGTTCGCCAGCCGGCGATACACTCGAAGATCAATTTGGTGCTAAATCTGTATTCAAATTGCCTCAAGCCAAAGACGTTACAAAGTTTATTATGACAGATGAATGGAAGTACATGCCTGTTCCCGGTACTGTCGTATTGTACCCTAGTTTCCTAGCAAATACCGTTTATCCGTGGCAAGGCGATGGCACCAGAACTGTCATGCAATTTGATATAAAATTGTTCCCCAAGGAAGCATAATGGGGACTCTTAAACCTGGTGCCACTTATATTTACGAGCGGGCAAACGGTGTAACATATGCAAGAGAGTCAGGTGCTGATCCTATGACAAGAACACCCATTGGTTGGGACAATGATTACGATGAATCTCATAGATTTGATCCACGTACGGAAGATGGTAGACCGTTACACGAGCATATAGAAGAAAGTAAATTATGGAGCGAGATTCGACGAGAAGCAAAAACCAATGTGACTTTACAACATGCCTTGGATCGTGCTATAATGATATACAAACTGAGCAAAGATAAACTATGAGTGATAAGATCGAACTAAAAGAAAAGATTGCATTTGTCGATATGAACGTTCGCGCAGCATGGGATGAAATGACGGAAGAACAACGCAAGAGTCTCAAGAGCGAATATTTTATCTTAAATAGATATATCAGTAGTGCAAAAGATAACAATCGAGATATTCAAGAACATTTTGTATTAACTGTTAACGAATACTTTAATAAAAATTGGAATGACTTACAAAAACATCCTAAATTGTTATGGTTGCTACTGTGCATGTGCAGTTGGAACGGAGGAAAAACATTCTTTCATGAATGGATAGGCCATAAGAAAAAAGCAGGCACCGGCGGCAAAAAATTAAAATTTTTAGAAGAAATATATCCTAATCGAAAACGAGATGAACTTGAACTATTGGCAGAATTGTCTACCGATAAAGAAATAAAAGATCTTGCTAGAAAACATGGACTAGATGAAGCAATAATTGCTAAAAAATTAAAATGATGGCTTTGGTAACTCAACCTTACGTTTGTGGATATTGTAACAAAGGATTCATGCAGGAGAAAACTTTGTTTGTGCATGTGTGTGAACAGAAACGTAGACATCTTGCACAAAAAGAAAAACATGTTGTATTAGGGTTTGATACATTCAATAGATTTTATCGACAAGCTCAACCACAACACAAACAAGAAAAAACATATGAAGATTTTTGTAAGAGTCCTTATTATAATGCTTTTGTTAAATTTGGCAGTTTTGTCAGTAATGTTAATCCTCTCTACCCGGAAAAATTTATCGATTATGTGGTCACAAGTGGAATCAAGTTGGACCATTGGTGCAGAGACGAACTCTACGAACAATACGTCGCAGACCTTATCAGAAGAGAAACCGTTGAAACCGCCCTACAAAGATCAATCCAAACGATGATGGCATGGGCTGATGATCATAATGCACAATGGAATCATTATTTCTTATATTGTAGTTTGAGTAGGGCTTGTTATGATATCAAGGATGGTAAAATTAGTCCTTGGTTAATTTTAAACAGTACTAATGGTAAATCAATGTTACAAAAATTTGATGACATGCAACTTGCAAACATACAAACTATCATAGATCCACAATTTTGGATCAGTAAATTTAAAAAAATGCCCGCTGATGTTGCACTCGTAAAAGAAGTAGTTAAGGAAAGTAATATATAATGCCAGATATCGATATTGACTTTGCAGACAGAACTAGAGCTTTAGATGTCTTAAAGCATATCGATGCACGAATCGACAACGATAAAAAACATAATACTGGTGTTTATTGTACGGCAGTTCCTTACAATCCTGTAACTAGAATCAGTACATTGAACTATAAAGAAGCAGAAGAAAGAGGCTATTTCAAGATAGACTTCTTAAATGTCAGTGTCTATGAAAATATAAAAAGCAAGGAACATTTAAACGAATTAATGAATAAGGAGCCGTTATGGGATCTATTACTTCAGGACGAATTTGTAAATCTACTATTTCATTTAAACGGGCACGGGGATATTCTGAGAAAGACTTGCCCTACTTCCGTGGAACAATTAGCTGCGGTCCTTGCAATGATAAGACCGGCGAAACGCTATTTGATTGGGAAAGATTGGACTACGGTGATGAGCGAGATTTGGGTGAAGCCTGAGAACGATGAATATTATTTTAAGAAGGGCCACGCTCATAGTTACGCATGTTTGGTTGTTGTACACATGAATCTCTTGTGCGAAAAAATAGAAAAAGGTGAGATAACTTTGTAGCGTGTGCTTTTTTAACAACCATGATAAATAGTAGTATGATACAGTATCCTAGAAAATGTCCTGATTGTAAGTACATAGCAAATAATCCTGCTATGTTTTCATATCACAGAAAAACTCATGCTCCTATACCAGCAGGCATACTTTGTCATTTTGGGTGTAGACAACTGGCTACCGTAATGAATACCGGAGGCAAATACACTTGTAAAGAAAAGTATCACGAGTGCCTTGCTTACCTAGATCAACTTGCTGAACGTACTAGACAAAGCTGGATTAATGACGTTAATCGAAAAGAAGAAACTAAGCAATCTCTTATAGAAAGATTACACAACGAAGAAACATACAGAAAACAATCAAGAACTAAACGAACGAAGTTTGGAACATTAGATCCCGAAAGAGCGAAAGAGTATCGACGCTATGCTAGATTTATTAGACAGCGAGCTCAGCAGTGGGCAAAAGAACAAGGTTATGTGTTGGGTCAGCAAACATATCATGTTGATCATAAGTTGAGTATATTAGATGCGTGGAAGGCAGGGCTTTCTGAAGAAGTCGTAAATCATCCTGCTAACTTACAAATAATTGAAGCAAAGTCTAATACAAGTAAGGGCTCGAGAAGCACACTAACTATTGAAGAGCTGTTAATGTTATCGAACCTTACGGACTAACTGTACACTTTTACGTTTAACACGTTTCAATGTAAGATTCATTAGATTAACTACTGGTCCTAATATAATACGAGTATCTTTACTATTAAATGTTTTAATAGCATAGGCAAACGGTCCTATTTGATCTCTACAGAAGATACTAATGGGAAATTGACGATTACTTTCCCACCACCAAGTTTCACCTATTTCTAAGAATGTTTTTGTTTCTTCAGGAGTTTTAATAGCATTTAAATCGTAAAAACTTGTAACATATTGGTCTTGATTTATTATGATGCCCACATACTCATTTTCACCGTAGTTTATTACGCTGATAAATGGTAGATTTTGTTCTATGTCGTCTCTTAATTTTGCCATAAATAGTATTAAAGGTCCTGCCAAATGCAAAAAGTTCAAAGTTATTTATATCCTAATCGAACCATACTGATAGCCGATTTGGCTGGACAACTAACGGAGAACACAGTCGTGTACGCAAGAACAATAAAAATCTATCAAGGCGTGGATAACGTCATACAATTCGACATTCAAAATGCCGATCAAAAACGTTTAGACCTAACTACCTTCACGAACTTGCAGATGAATGTATTTGATCAAAGCGGTAAAGCTCTACCAACAACTCCGTACAACATTACAGTATATACTGGTGCTACAACGGCAGCTACAGCCAGTGTAATTGCACCCTATCCTATATTACCTGTGGGTACTACAACAATTACTGTTCCTACAACAGACATTACTGGCGCATTTGTGTTAACACAACAAATTACTGGTACAGGATTAACTGGCCCTGTAGTAATTTCAAATGTATCTAGAAATATCGATGCAAATTTAACTACTCTAACAGTTACGTTTCCAAGTCAAACAGTCACAGGACAGACTGGGATTGCAATACAAGGGATACTAAATGGATTGTCTCAAGCGGTTATTCCTGCCGCAGATTTAGACAGTTATGATTATCAAACATTTCAGTACAGCGTGACGGCAACTGATGCATTGGGCCACAATATTCCATTGTACACTGATAGTAGATTTAGTGCTGTTGGAAAACTAGAGTTAGTTCAGAGTGCTGTACCAGTTTCTAGAAAAAATATTGTATATGACAGATTTAGTGGAGATATTAACTATCTCGGTAATGTAACAAACCATACCAGTGTTGTTGCAACCAAATACTATGAAGCTAGTCCTACAACTGTGATATCATTTATAGTTACAATGACTAATTTTATTGGACAAATTTATGTGGAAGGTACCGAAGATAGCACAATTAGTGTCCAATCGTTCAATAACGCTACTCCTATTCAATCGCACTCGTATACTACTCCAACAACTACCAGTTTTGTATTTACGGATGTTCCGGTTGGAAACTACAACTACCTAAGAGTAAGTTGGACTTATCCAGATGTTTGGCAATACGGTAGCCAACAAAATCCATTATTACCATTTGGTTCGGTTGATACAGTTACCGTAATCTATTGATATTATTCAAATAGTCTGTTATAATTAGGCATGGGCCTTATTGCAGACACATTACTTTCTTTTTTACCTAGTAAGCGTAAACATACTCCAAGTGGTTGGATCGGGTTTAATGCTGTCTGCTGTGATGACAAACGCCAGCGTGGTGGATTCATTGTCAACGGCGGCGATGCTGTAAGTTATCACTGTTTCAACTGTGGATTCAAATGTAGCTGGCAACCTGGTAGACACATCAGTAAAAATATGAATAAGTTCATGCGGGATTTAAATATTCCGGATGACGTTATTGCTCAACTTAGACTAGAAGCACTAAGACTAGATCAAAACAATAATACTGAAATTAGAAGTATAATTCCAAAATTTGATGTTCGTGCATTGCCTATGGACAGTCAATTGATTACAGATTTATTGGCTAACCCTCCAGATAAACTTATACCTGTATTAGAATACATGATTAGTAGAAAGATTTATCCTGAAGATTTTCCTTTCTATTGGACTCCTAAAGTTGGATTTAGCAACAGGCTTATTGTTCCATTTTTATTTAATAATGAAATTGTAGGATGGACTGCTAGATCTATTGCAGATGCTACTCCTAAATATTTGAGCGAGCAACAGCCTGGTTATGTTTTTAATTTGGACAATCAAAAGGACAGCCGTGAGTTCGTAATTGTCAGCGAAGGTCCGTTTGATGCGCTAAGTATTGATGGCTGTGGATTACTAGGAGCAGAAATTAAAGACAGTCAAAATTGGCTGTTAAAACAGTTGGGCAAAGAATTAGTACTAGTACCAGACAGAGACCACGAAGGTCCAAAAACTGTAGATCGTGCTATAGAATTAGGATGGAGTGTAAGTATGCCTGACTGGCCTTCTGGTATTAAAGACGTTAATGATGCAGTGATTAAACTAGGACGACTCGCTACGCTATGGCTAATTGTAAATAATAAAGAATCAAATGGTTTAAAGATTCAATTGCGAGCAAAAAAATGGTTCAAGGATATAAAATGATGAAACGATTAATTAATTGGCTACTTACGCCATACCTTAGGTATAAACAAAATAAAGCGTACAAAGCTAGACTAGAAGAGTTACGTAAACGTGATCCATTTATCTACAAATGATACACTGGGGAATAAACGCTCTTAATCACGGCTCTAGTCTGTCTGTGTTTAAAGACGGGCGTCTTGTTCAACAGACTACAAATAGTTCCGATCACGTTAAAGATTTAGATACTACACAGGCATTGCACTATGGCACTCCTGATAGGATTTTTTGGTACGAGCGCCCGTGGGTTAAAAAACTAAGACAAGTATATGCTGGACAATATCGCACAGCTCTGGATATGTCAGTGCTGCCTAAAAAACATTTAACACAATTCAAATATGCTCCTGTTACTTATACTCCTCACCATGCTAGTCATGCTGCCGCCGGGTATTATACTAGCCCATTTAGCCATTCGGCAATTGTGGTACTTGATGCAATTGGCGAATTCGAATGTGCCACAATATGGGAAGCAAATCACGGAGAATTAAAAAAAGTATGGAGTCGTAGTTATCCACATAGCCTAGGATTGTTTTATAGTGCATTTACGCAGTTATGCGGACTGACACCTATCCGTGATGAATATCTACTACAACAAATGGCCGAGCAAGGTGATCCGCAAAGGTACTTTAAAGAAGTTAATAGTTACATTAGTAATACGTTAAATCTTAGATACAATTTACACAGAGGTGTACAAAATTGGCCTTATCCTATTAATAATTTACAGGATCAATGTGATATAGCTGCAGCTGTACAAGATGCTTTCGAAGGACAAATTGGTATGGTTATGTTTACAGCTAAAAAATTAATTAATACCGATTGCCTAGTATACATGGGCGGATGTGCAATGAATTCTTTGGCCAATCAAAGATTTGTTGAACCCATGTACAAGTATCGTTGGAGTTTACCAAATCCTGGAGACCCGAGTAGTAGTATCGGAGCTGTATTGTATCATACTAAACAACGAGTACAGGATTATAAATGGGATCCTGTCAAACACATTGCAATAAATGTATAAAGAAATTATAATAGCATATGAATGATAAAAAAGAAAAAGCAAGACAAAATGTAGACTATGGATATGATATCCAACGGGTCTATTTAGAAATGATGCTGGCAGATGCTGGCACATTTGTACGCTGTCAAAGTATTTTTGACAGTAAACTATTTGATAGAAGACTACAAGAGCCAGCGGAGTTTTTGACCAAATATGTGACTGAGAATAATGTGTTGCCCACTCCTGACATTATCAATGCAGCCACTGGATCAAACTTAAAGGCAGCAACAGATTTACGTGAAGAACACTTTGAATGGTTACTGAATGATTTTGAAACATTTACTCGACACAAAGGACTTGAACGAGCTATTTTAGAATCAGCCGACTTACTGGAGAAAGGTGAGTATGGTCCTGTAGAAGAAAAGATTAAACAGGCTGTGCAAGTGGGCCTACAACGTGATATGGGCACTGACTACTTTGCTGACCCACGTGCTAGATTGATGCGTATTAAGGATAAAAATGGACAAATCTCCACAGGATGGAAAGCCATCGACGACAAACTTTATGGCGGTTTTAATAGAGGCGAGCTTAACATTTGGGCAGGTGGCTCCGGCGCTGGTAAGAGTTTATTTCTTGCTAATCTTGGCGTTAACTACGCTCTTGCTGGACATAATGTTTTATATCTAACGCTTGAGTTGAGTGAAGAACTAGTAAGTCTGCGTGTGGATGCAATGGTAACTGGAATTCCTACAAGAGAGATTTTTAAACAAATTGACGATGTAGAAATGAAAGTCAAAATGATTGGCAAGAAAAGCGGACAATTCCAAGTCAAATACATGCCCTCTGGTAAGACAGCCAATGATATTCGTGCTTATATGAAAGAGTATGAAATCAAAATGGGACGTAAGATTGATGTACTATTGGTAGACTATATGGACTTGTTACTACCATTGAGCAAACGTATCAGTGCAGAAAATTTGTTTGTTAAGGACAAATATGTATCGGAAGAATTGCGTAATCTAGCTGTAGAAAAAAATTGTGTGTTTGTAACGGCCGCTCAATTGAATCGTGGCGCTGTCGAAGAAGTTGAATTTGATCACAGTCATATCTCGGGTGGATTGAGTAAGATTCAAACAGCTGATAATGTGTTTGGTATCTTTACGTCACGTGCTATGCGTGAACGTGGACGTTATCAAATTCAGCTAATGAAGACACGTAGTAGTTCTGGTGTCGGCATGAAAATTGATTTGGAATTTAATGTAGATACCTTGCGTATCAGTGACCTAAGCGAAGAAGACAGTTATGGTAGCCACAATAGTCCAAGTGCAGGTAGTGCACTATTGAACAATATTAAAAACAGACAGACAGTTCAAGAAACTCCTGACACTGGTGCAAGTATGGCCAAGGTACGTGCAGAAGTTCCTAGCAGCAAGTTGAGAGAACTGTTGAACAACTTGCCAGGTGATGATATCTAGGCATTTTTACACTAATCGATAAATACCCATATAATACACAAGGTAGCGAGCATGGAACTTCACAGAATACGAGATATTACTGATCCCTTAGTCAGATTAATCAAAGACGATCCTGTTCGTCCACACATTCCTCTTGAACAGCGTATAAACGAAGCCGCAGAAATTTTAATTCTCAAAGCAGGAGATGAAATACTGGCGGCCACATGCATGCAATGGCTCAAAGGTGTTCCAGAGACTGAAGAAGATTTAATCAGTATGGACAAGGATAAAGAAGTTGCTGTGTTTTATACTATTTGGTCGTATGCACCAGGAGCGGGTGCAACATTGTTACAACGTGCCGCAGAATGGCTAAAGAAAGATTACGAAAATCTTAAAGGTATTGTAACATTAAGTCCACAGACGCCTATGGCTAGACGTTTTCATTTAAAGAACGGTGCTAGAATTCGCAAAGAAAATGCTAACACCGTTAACTACGAATACTATTTTTTAGATCAGTCTAAAGAGTAGGTTCTAGTTTTTGTGGCGCATTTGTGGCGCAATTGTAGTCCAATTGTGCTTGATGAAATTTAAGTTTTTCTAAGGCAGCTTTAGCTTCAATTGCTAACTCATCAGCGGCCTTACGTGCTTCAGCGGCTGCAGCTTCGGCATGTGCTTGAGTTTGTTGTGCCAATTCAACAGCTTTTTTGTGTGCAGCAACTAAAGCAGCATGTGCGGCTTCGACTTCATTGCCAGCAATAACGCTGGCTTTTTTGGTGGCGGCAAATACTTTGGCCACGTCCTGATCAATGATAGTGTGTAATTTATCTAGTATTCCCATTTAGCTCTCCTTAAGCAAATAAGTTTTGGTCTTGTACTACTTGGGTGATGCTTTGTGCTACTGTAGCATCAGTTCCTGCACTAGTCAATCCTTGTGTTAATTGTTCGATTAAATTGCCAGTATGCCCGTTGGTTTTCATTTGCGGTAGCAAATTGATTAGTGATTGCGATCTAACAATATCTTCTGCAGTAATATTTTCAATTGTTGATATATCTTCAATAAATGTAGTAGTCATAGGGTTATCCTTGTTTGAATATTTATACTAATAAATACAGCATGCGAATAAAAGAAATTACCGAAAATTACATATCAAATCAGCATATGGGTATGGGTACTGAACGTCCCGACGATCAGCGTATTATGGAGCTGGGCGACGATAAGCTACACTTATTAGGTAAGATAGCACGTACTGGACAAATAGTGCGTATTGTCAAAAGAGTTGACCGAGTACAATTTAGTGATAAGCCTGATTGGTTGTTAGTTGATATGGATCTAAATGAAAAGGGTAAAGAGTTTAAATGGCTTCCTGGTGATACACGTTTTACTTGGGTTAAGGAATTTACTCGAGAAGAACTAGCACAAGAAAATACAGCATTTGGTATCGGTGATCAAGATGCTGGCGGCAATTGGGCTAACACTGGCGCTAAATTTCATCAAATGTAATTAACGCTTTTGATCCTCTCTGGGTCGATGCAATACTCTACGCTGTTCCTCAACTACTAGCCTAGTACAGTTTTCACGCTGAGTTAAATTAGGCATGCTTTCACACTTTTTTATATCTAGTTTGGCCACGGCAAAACATAGATCTTGTTCGTAGCCACGTAGTCGTGCACAGTCATCTAAATTGGCCCATGCACTCAAAGGTAACAATAAAATTACAAACCAGTAACGCATAAAATTATTTACTAAAAACAGCCTATTTCTTATGTAATCGAAGTGTAATCTATAAATACTTTTACACAGAACTTATACTGTGGTAGGAGGTAGATATGTACGAGATAGAGTATTTAGATCACAAGCCTCAAGCGAAACTCATGCACAGTGAGAATCCGCCAAACTAGACTGCTAGTTTTATTACTGTTGAACATCTATACGGGTCGTGCCCGTTGACAATTGGCCCTAATCATTTAGGGCTATTTTTTTATAAATACTCTAAAGAGGAATCAACCATGCCACAATACGCAGGAAATTTAATCAACAATTCAAATGTTGCCAACGGACTTTTCGCTGACAACGAATACCGTACTAGCCCAAACACACGTTTTGGCACACGTCAACTACAACGTCTTACTGTATACACCAGCAATGACATTCTAACTGACTATCTAGCATCAAATAGCTTGTATAGTCAATTGGTTCGCGCACTGCAGCAAAACGTAGAACTGTATGAAGTAAGCATGCCTAATCCTAGCTTTTTCTTCTGTTATGGTGAAAACGCATTTAGCATTACCATAGCTTATGACACAGCCAATGATTTTTGGAACGCGGCCAACAGCTTTATTGATGATGGAGATCCTGCCAATTGGTACTTTGGTTATACTGAAGGCACTGATACAGGTATGTATAACAACAACGCACTGATGCTGGTTGACGTGGTTAATCGCGCACTATCAGACGCAGGCCAATCAACAGACGCTTGGGTAGCACCAACTTGGACAGTGGGCGATATGACTTGGCCAAGCAATGGCACTACAGTTCCCGGTGGAGCCGCTCCTGAAAGCGTTCGTCGTGCGTTTGGCGCTAAACCAGCTACAGTAACACCACAAGCGGCAAATGAACTAAGTTTTGGTGACACAGCAATGACACGCTTACGTAAGATAGCTGCATGGATTAAAACACTTAACACTTGATATGTCAACAGTCAAGTTGCACTATAAAAACATAGCAGCCGATGCAGCCACTTATGTGGGTGAGCCTGGCAGCATATTTTTCGACCCCACTACTACCACACTTAGAGTGGGCGATGGAGTAACTCCTGGTGGTAATGCTGTTACACTAGATATTGGTCTAGCCACGCATGATGACGCTACTTATATAAACAATTTAATTTATCAAACACAGGGTAGTGGATTTGTCACCGGCACTGACAGTTTGAAACAGATTAGCGCAAGAGTGTCAGATGTAGTAACCAACCTAGCCATGGCAAACAGCAGCATCAACAGCATGGCCAGCGGTACTAGTTTGACTGCTGTACAAATCGCATTAAGCACTCAGTTGAGCACATTGGCCACAGCGGCTAACCTAGCTACAGCACAAAGTAGTTTAAACACTATCAATACCAACACACAAGGCTTGGCCCAAGCTACTAACCTAGCTACATTACAAAACACAGCCAACAATATCAATGCCAATACTAACATGATAACAGGTGTGGGCTTTGTGCCAGGTACTGATGACTTACACCAGATCAGTCAAGCCATAGCACAACTACAAACTGGTATCAACGCTATTAAAACCCATTTAGGTATATAAGCCCAAGGGGCAGCTAAAAAATAGCGAAGCTGCAGCTAAAATTTTTGCGAAGCAAACAGCGGAAAAACGCGAACCAGCGTTCCGTTGCCCATGGCCATAAATACTACATGCCCACTTACATCAACTGGGATTATGTTCCAGTCATTCACGACTTTGAGTATACTGCTGATATAGCATGGCCCGGACGTGCATATGAACAGTTGGATTGGATCATTGGCATTACGGACGTAGAATCTTGGTTACTCAAGTATACAGGACCCAAGTATCAGCGTTGGGCTTGGAATATGGCAAAAGAGTCATATAACATTAGCGTAGCGTTCCGATACGATAAGCACCGTACCTTATTCTTGCTTAACTACAGTTGAATAGTGCAAAGAATGCCAAATGGGTCCTACAGGATCAAAAATTTCTAGCGCAAAAAAAATTTGAGAAGTACTTAGCGTTTTTGGCTATTTGATACGATGCCCGCAATGTGTGGGTTTGGGCTGGCACTGTTGCTGTTAATACGGCTAATGTCTTCCATGGCTAGTTCCAGTATACTTACACGTTCTTCCAGTGTGTATACACGATTGCGCAGATTGGTTGAATCTAGCAAGCTGAGTAAAGCGGCTATTAAGCGGGGTATGATCAAGTGTGTGTCCATATTAGTATATATGAGAAAAGGTCGAACGGGGATTGAAAAACTAGCCGCGTAAAATTACGGAGTATAAAGTTTAGTGTATATGGGGTGATTTTTTACGTCCTCAGTAATGCGAGCGGCTTTCTGTTGATTATCTGTACTCCATAAAGGACGTAAATTAGTATAATGATTAAGCTGATA